CTGTTAGATTTCCCAACCCTCATTATGGATGGCAATAAAACCATTCCAGCCCTCACCACAATCGTTCTTATTCATATTTACTCCTTATTTACTTAATTTCTCAGTTTGCCATTCACGAATCTTGTCGATGCGCTTTAAGCACATATCACGTTCACGCTTTAACACAACGGCGTATTGCGCAATATCGCCATAGGTTTCACCCAAGAATTGAGTTTTGTCTAAGTGTGCAACATAAGCAACCGGCAATCGAGGGCAAGTGACCACCTGAGGTTTACTTGCGCAAGAAGTCAATAACGCTAAGAGGAGCATTGGCGTTAAACGCATCACTTTGCTTGTCAGCTTTTGGAATAGATTTAATAATCGCATTGGCTTGTTCCCTTGTTTTGTTATCCTCTTTCGAGATTTCAAACGTTAGACGTTCATTTTCTGCAATATCAGCCTCAAGTTTTGTTATTGATTCGGACTGCAATTCGATTGTTTTAGCTTGAGCAGCGTTTTCTGCTTTCAGCGTATTAATAACATTGACTTGATGACTTAAAATGAAACAGAACGCAATCAGTAAAGCGCCTAGTGCGCCAAAGATGTATTTACCCATATTAGCTCACCATTAAATCACGATAGAGCTTACAGCGCTCTTCTAATCCGTTTGTTCCACCGTTTATCCGAAGTGTGGCTTTTTCAACAGAAGTGCAATTAGCTAAATCTTTATCTAGCCAGAACCAAACGCCTGATTTAACGATTAAATCTAAATCAGTTGATACTTCTTCAGGCATAATGGATTTCCCTAACCATTTTTGGAATCTGAGGTAGTTATCTTTACCTGTAAGATGCGGTAGTCCACGGCCTCTATACTTCCAGCCGTCACCAGTTGCCTGGTTGCCGTTACCCATGCGGTTTGCATAGGCGATATTAGCAATAGATGCTTGATCGGCTTTTTGAATAACCACACCAGCTTTATTTTTTACATATCCATATTTTTGCGCTTGCGCTAGGGTAAAGTATTTGCGAAATGTCTCTCTTAATCCGGCAACAGAATAATTCATGCTTTCGCAAAAACGTGTAAAGCCTCGTGTTTCATGCCCACACTGAGCAATAAACATGGCTTGCTGCGCTTTTGTGATACAACCCGCTTTTTCAATGTTGTCTGAGATCGCTTTATAGATGCCAGTGGTTGCACTAGGGAAAATCTTATTGAATGTCGTCTGTGAAATGTGCATCATCTTTTTCAATTCTCCGATTAATGAACTTGAATAAATATTCACGGATTTTTTCCGTACCGATAAATCCAATCATTGTTCCGAAAAACGCTGAAAAATCTGCGTGTCCGAATACATGAGAACAAATAGGCACAGTCACGCCAGCAATCGATGCGCAAATTGCTGCATCAATTAGCATATAGCGAAATGATGGTTTCTTTCTCATAAAGGCTATACGCAAAAGTGACATTATGATGGCCGCACCGGCACTTTGAATTGAGCTACTGGCAAGATTCATTTGTAACCAAGCCCAAATCAAAGCCCATACATCGGGATCTTTCATAGGCATTTGATTTTCCTCATCATTTGATAGGCAATAAAAAAAGCCCGCATAGATATGCGAGCTTATTTTGATAAGGAGATAGCTTTTACAATTAGCATTTTTTGATTAAAGCCAATTTTTACCTCTTAGGCTATCTCACGATTGACAATAAAAAAACCGAAATGTATAAATACACTTCGGTCATTTTTATGAATAATACTGCAAAACTTATTAAAAGTCAATAAATCAATCGCTTATCTATCAGTATTTATTATCTAAATCATCATAGATATTCCAGGTATTTCCTCTATTATCTCTACCTCGATATATATCATCGGCTATACGGTGAGTTGTTGCTCTATAACCGCCTGATCCACTTGTGATATAGGTATCGCCAATTCTGTGTGTGGTACTTGAAAATCCACTAGAATCACGGCAAATTCTAGTATCTCCAAAGTTATTGCAAGTGGTGTAATTTGCTATTGCTGACGCCGATACAAAGAGCGAGCAAATAAATAACAATCTTTTCATTTCTTTTTACCTTTTGTTGATACAATAACTCACAGCTTCACTAAGCCCCAATTTTGATTCTGTTCGTGCGCAATTACATATATTTCTAACATAATTTTCTAAAGCAGACACATCAAATTGTTGCTTGTTTTCGGCGGCTTTTTTAATAAACGCCAGTCTTAATTCACTTTCGCAGTTTTTGTGATCAATATTTGTGCTTGGCTTATTCGGGAAAATTGAGCCATGATCGAAGAAATTAAACACCAATGAAACAATAAAGACCAATCCCAACAAAGAGAATATTTTTTTCACAATCAATTAACCTTACCGAAACAAACAAAATTAAACTCACTCGCACCCAATGAACCTGGCATAACTTTTTTCCAATTACCTACATAATTTTCAGAACCCACAGGAACCCCATTTTTAAATGCGCTACCAGATAAAAATCTACTGCTTTGATTTATACAATCATATTCATCTTTAGTTATTAACTCGCAGAATTTTTCCTTTTTACTACATTTCCTATACACCATTTTAGACCACGCAGTTTTTGTTTTTCCTCCATCCGAAATTGAATTTATATCAACATAAGTTAAATCACCATCGTGATTAGCTCCGATCTCGACCCATTCTGGTGATTTAACTAGAGCAGCATCAATTCTTGATGAAGACTGACACCCACTCAACAAAACTGCACCGGCCAAAGCCACTAACAAGCCTTTTTTCATAAACAAAAACTCCCATAATCAATTTTTACCAATTATGAGAGTTTTATTATTTTTCATCTGTGATCTTACTCACAAATTTAAAAATTAATCAGAAATTTCTTTATTTAAGCTCTGCTTAATCACTCTTTCCGCCCCACTCATATCCTCATAGCAATGGCGTTCAAAACCCACCACCAACGCCAAGAGATAGCGTTTAAAGTAAGCCTCAGTACAATCAATAGACTTCATCAAGTGATAGATATTGGCGCGTAACTGCCCTTTTCCGCGACACTCAGGACATTCACGTTTTTGCACTCGACCGACTATCCCTGTTCCACGGCACCGCGGACAAGTATTTGATTTACGCAATTCATTAATTTCACGGACTCTTAATTGACGAGCTTCCACACCATTAATCGACAAACCATTTTCTTCGGCAATTTGATTCACCTTTTCAATCGTTGGAAGATAAGCATATTGCGATCGTAGATATCGTTTTCTAAGCGCTTTGATATGTTTAATTTGGCTTGGTAAGGGCAGATCGCAAACCATATCAACTACGTATTTCATCGCTTCCTCTGAGTGTTCAGGAAATCCGCGATCCTCGCACCAGCTTTCAATATAACTATTCACAAATTCACGCGAGAATGGATCTTGGCGATATTTACACATCAACAAGTGATAGCCGAACATGTATTCGCTTTCTGCTTTGGCAAAAGCACAAATAATTTGCTCTTTATAAAGCAATGAAACGCCACCACGACCGGCAGTTTCAATACTCACGCATTTCGGATTATGTAATTTAACTAACAATTCAATTGATTTACTCATTTTCAAGCCCTCTAATTTTTACTACAACCATCCCGCCTTTTTTGATTCCGCAATTTTTGCTGCGAAAATCTTTTATCACTTTATTGTTGTCGTCTCGTATTAATCCTGAGGCAACTAAACTATCGAAAAGCCCTTTGTTTATATTATCGGGATCACGGTTGCGGTTATCGGGATAGTACACATCAAGGCAAATCGCCACTGAACCTGTAAATGGATCGAATTGTTGTAAAATTCTCAAAGCCTCCGTTTTAAATTTTCTGCCGGCCTCGCTGATATAATGCCGTCCGTTTCGTGTATGCCGCCAATAATGATTCACTGACGGCGGATAAGGCAATGCAACTTCTAACCAATCAGACATATTTTCCCCTCCTTGAGTAAAATGTTGATTGTTCTTAACACTCCCTCTGCGTGCATAAGTCTTAATTGCTCTCGGGAATAACTTGTTCTTACTCTTCCATCGATTGCGTTATGGCAAGCAGCACAACAATAAGCTCCAAAAATATCATGCGGCTTACTTCCCATGCCTCTAAGCCAAGAGCTTGTATAATGCGCCAATACCACTGTTTCGTTTTCACCTGTGCAAATGCCTGGGATTCTTACCTGACATTCACGACCTTTCGCCTCCTTGCGTAAATTAGCCATTTTATTTTCCTCTTGAATACACTGCTCTTTTGTTAAATCGTTCTGTTGGATAAGATGCTTTCAGCATCGTTATCCTGAAATCTTCTTTGGCCATCTTAGCCAATACTGATGCTACTGCCGCCTCTATGATATTTTTACCATGATCAACGTGTCCTATTGTTCCAACATTCACTACTGGTTTAGTGCGCTCAAATTTTTCCTTGTCATTCATAACCAACACCGTTTCTTATCCAAGATGTTTAGCCAACCAATAACCAAATCCAATCGCCATCGAAAGCCAAGAGCCGACTGCGCAAACGCAAGATGTCCATTGGAAAAATGCTCTCGTGATGTTATTTTGAAAAATAACTGCAATGACAAACGCTGAGACTGGTGCAACAGCAAAGCTCAACAGTAAAAGAATATAATTTAATGAACTCATTTCTCGCCTACCAAAAAAACTCGTATAATTGATTTAAAATATTTTCATCGGTTGTGTTATTAAAAACGTGTTTTATTGCTGCATTTACTACGGCTTTTAGGCAATCTCCACGCTCAATATCATCCATTTCATCCCATTTAAGGCTTTGTGCCTCTCTATGTATTTCTCCTGTATCAAAGTTGATAAACTCATCAAAAAAACCGGCTAATATAGTTAAACGCTTTCTAAAATGATTAAATTGTTTAGCCTCGTCTGCACACTCTACTTCTGAGTTTT